TGCCAGATGTGGCAGGTTCTCGTACTTTTTGAAGATATCTTAATCTTAAATGTTCATCATCTTCAATGTCTGTGCCAAGCTCTACATTTGCTACTATCTTAGCACTTGCAATGCTTACATTGTCGATAGGAAGTATATCACCCATTACTTCGTTTGGAGCAGATCCTGACTGCTCGCATTTAAGATAAAATACGCCTTTTTCAATCTTCTTTACAACTACAAAAGAGTATTCATCTTTTGCAAATCTCAAATTTAAATCTATATCTGTCAATCTTTCATCTTCATCTTTAAACTCAGCTTTTTTTATTGCATAAGTGGCGTCAAATCTCTCAAGTCCAACTTCTTTTACAAGATTATTGAGATAAACTCCGTTTGCAGTCATTCCAAAACTTTGTTTTAAATGTTCTTCCATTGTTTCATAAACTTTGCTTATCTCGTAGCAGGCAGGAGCTATGCCATTGAAAATTGGACTGTCTTGCCTTTTTGAATACTTGTTGTCTACTCTTTTTAGTGCATCGTCTAATATTTTCTCATATGTCATCAGCTATCCCCCTCTACCACTTTTACCGTCTTATCCATTGAGATGTCACCATACTGACTTTCAACTACAAATGACAAGTGAATACCGTCTTTTTTTACTTTTTCAATAACAAAATCTCTGACATCATTTATTCTGTCATCTTGCATAAGTGCTTCTCTTATTCTTCTCTTGAGTTCTGATGCAATATACGAGTAGTCCTTGCCAATTAGGTCAAATGTCTGTAGCCCATAATTACTGTCATATATTTTGTGTATGTCCTGCTCTGTAGCAAGTATACAAAAACAAGCTTGTTTTACTGCATTTATGCCATCCACAGTACCTGCCAAAGTGGACGTATCTTTAATCGTATGAACAATATTGCCAGATGTATCTGCTATAAGTTCATCATCAGAATATGCGTCAAATGTAGGTAGTAACTCCATTTTATCAACTCCAATCCCACGAACCACTTATGCAATCAATAATTACCGCTTTTTTATCTCTAACCTTTGATAAAACTACATATTTTTGACCTTGTTCAGTCCTCATCATTATGACTTTATCACCGTTTTTCAGACCTTCTTGGATTATTATTTTTGCTCCAAGATTGTCTTTAATTGTGATTTCTGCATTATGTGAGTGTATGTCAGGCTTTGTATTTAAGTCTATGCCGTGTAAATGTTCCTGTTCCTTCTTTGTTGCACCTTCCACTTTATGTGTGTGCGTGTACTTACTTATTTTCACATCTTTCACACCGTGCTTGTGTATAAGTTTCAACGATTTTTCAAGGACGAACTCGGTTAGTAATATTTGATTTTCATTTAGCGTTATTCTGTCTGTAAGTTTTATTTTTAGTGGACTTATCGATACTACAGTGCCTATTGCCAAATCCGTCAGCCCGTATGCGTTCATCTGTTCATCTATAATATTTCTAATTACTTCAATCATTGATTACATTCATCTCCAGACTCATTGTATGTTGAGTTTCACTCAAGGTATGAGTACATTTTTCAATAAGCAGCAACTTTTTCAAATCTATATCACCAAGAGCAGGTATATCAATAAGCACGACTGAGCCTGCTCGTATCTCTTTTACTCCAAGGCAATCTAATTTCAGTGTTCTTTTAGTTCTTGCATAGTATTTGAGATAGTTTTTTGCCATTTCCCTAATTTGTGCATCGTTTAAGTTTTCATCTACTTTTTTGTAAAACTGTAGATGTCCCCATTTTTTTACCTTTTCACCGTCAAAGGCTATGTATGTCTCGCCTTTACCGGACTTTTTATTTGGTTTTACTAATTTTACATAATTATAAGACTCCTCAATGCTTGTCTTGTAGGTATAAGTAGTTGCAAGTGACTTGTTGCCAAGCACGTAATTGCTTATCATGCCACTACTTTCTTTTAGTGTGAGTTTTCCGGCATCATCGTATAACGTATATACTTTCTTAGTCTTGACTGTGGTCTTCATCAGTGCATCTGTCACTATATCAAGCAAGGTCTTATCTTCATAAATCTTGTCAGGCAGTATATAGATAGTATCAGCTATGCTTCCAAGTTTGATTTTAAATTCATTTGCTACCTGCTTTATAATTTGTGTAGCTGTCTTTTTACTAAAATTATAGCTTTGCTTATATTGCATATATCTAAGAAGGTCATAGCAAGTAAGAGAAATTACATCTTCTTTTTTCGACTTGGCAAAGATGTAGCAGACAATGTATAACTTCTTATCTACAAATATCTTGACCATATCACCCTCATGAAATGACATCTGTCCCGATTTTATGACGTCAAAACTTATTGTAGATGCTGAGCCTGTCCTAACCGTTGTGTATTTTATGCTTGAGCTTATAGCGTTGCTTATGTCGTATACGTTCTTTTTTCTGTTTATAACAAGCACTCTTATTCTCATTTCAGCTTCTTCCCACCAAACTCTTTGTATTCTACTAACTTAATTTCATAATTAAGGTCTCCAACTTCTCCTGCTTTGTCTTCAAAAGATATAGAGTCTATCAAAACAAGACAATTAGTATCAAATGTAAGCGTTCCGTCGTCTTTATAGCGATTAACAATAAATCTTACTGGCTTTATAGACAGTTTTTCTGAATTCACAAGCGAAGTAAGATAGTCTCTTGCCTTTGTCACATCAATATCTTCATGATAAAATGTACTTTTTATAGTCCATGTTTTTAGTTTTGCTCTTCCTGCCTTTATTACTTCGCCTGTCGCAAGTATTGTGTAATGCTTGTTATCACGTTTTATATCTTCTTTTAAAGCTTCAGGAAGTAGGGGA